TTCACTACTAGTAGCTAATTGTTCCATTCTAATACTAGTATCTCTCATGTATGTTTTAGTATCTGCGATTTCAGTATTTAAACCAGTAGATTCTGCTGCAATCTTTTTATTTTTATCTAATTGTTCCTCATATTGTTGTTTAGTTAATCCATCTTTTTCAGTGATGAATTTTTGCATTTGAGTGTATACTGCATATAATGGATTATCTGAATTTATTACGCCGACTGTTTTTTCTGCATAAGATACCATTCTTTTATACGTGTCAATCGTTTTTTGAACTGCCTGAAACTCGTCTATTTTTCCAGATGTTAAATCTTTTGTAAGATTCATCATATCGGTTCCTGCTGCTGCCATCTGACTAAAAAAATCCTTTTCAGCTTGAGTTCTTCCTATTCCAAAATTAGACAATCCTCCTAAAGTCATTTTTGCTAGTTCTGGACTAGATGCATTTAAAATATGTAAGAAATTTGTTACTGACTTTTTAACTGGTTCAGATAAATCTGTTCTTCCTTGTATACCAAATACATATTCAGCACTATCCATTAATTTTTTATTATATTCATCATGTTGTCTGATAGACATTCCAGTTAAATCTGCTAATGTTTTTAGCTCTAATGCATAATTTTCAGTTATTTTTACAGCATCATCGTCAATTTTAATTTGAGTGCCCTGATATCTTTGTCTTTGATTTAGTGCACTAATTTGAAATTCTGTAAAATCAGTTGCACTAATTCCTAATCTTTGCATTCGTTTTCTTGTTTCTCTACTATGAATTCCTAAGTCTTCAAGCTTAGCTCTACCGCCCGCAGCTGAACCTCCAAGTAAAGCGATATCTTTTGAACTTTTAGTGAACAATGTTTCCATTTCTGAAATACTCATTCCTAATGAAACTCCAGCTTTTTGCATATCAGTAAAACTAGAAACAACTCCATTCTGACTCATTTTTTCAAATGAAGCATATGCTTTATCCATTGATCTGATCAAATGAGCCGCAACAGCGCCAGTTGCTTCGGAAGCTGCTCCAAAAAATGCTCCAATTGGACCAAATATTCCCAAAAAATTTCCCATAGTGCTAGAAACTAACTCTACAATTGCCGCTAATGGTTCAAAGCTTGAGCCGCTATTCAATAAACTTTTAGTGAATGTCCCAAACTGAGCAGTTGCGTTTTTGGTAACTCCCTTAAGTTTTTTAAGCATTTCGGCCGATTCTTCTTCTTCCGCTGCAACTTTTGCAGCATTTGATGTTAAAATCAGATTGGTGTTAGAATTTTTTAATAAAATTTTATTAAAACTAGATAACTCACTAATAGTTTGTTCTAATTCTGAATTAAAATTGTCAATTGTGGACATATTATTTTCTCATAAAGATTAAGAGGATTTCATTCTTTCTTGTAATGATATTTTATCATTCATTAAATTTATCATTTCATCAACGTTTGAGTCAATCATACTAATTAAATTAGCTAATAATTTGTCAGATTGTTTTTGTTTTTTACCATAAAACATATTACTATTACCATCATTATCAGGTATAATCATCATTCGTTCACGACCATGTAATTCAATTAGATACCCAGTACTTGGACCATCAAATATACCACCAGTTCTGGCGGTTACTTCTGCATGTATGTGACCGCCAGTCGCTTGGCTAGATGGGTCATTATATTCATCTATTGCTTTTGAAGCACCTGAATTTTTTAAGAAATCAGTTATTTCTTTACTCATTGCTTTTGATATTTTTCCTCCTCTTGGTACTCCCTGTAAGGTGTAATCAAATGCCAATCCATCTTTATGTGCTGTAGTGCCTCGTTTCATTGTATCATTGAATGCGCTAAATGTTCCACCAGGATACATATTTTGAAATTTTCTGGCAAGAGCAATTATGTTGTTACTCGCTGATCCACCGGCAATTGCTTCTCCTGGATATTTACCACCTATATTCAATCCTTGATAGTCTTTTGAGTTGGCAGCCTGACCATTCTGATTATTTTCGTTTTCTTTTGAAATTGCGCTAGAATATATTGAACTTAATTTTTTAGCATAATCTGGATCAGTTGCATATCCAGATTTACCCTGAGCAGCTATAGCCTCTGATGCAGTTTTTGCCGCCACCACATCTTTATATCTGGAGTTTGAAGTAAGTAATCTTACATAATCTGCTGCAGATTCATTCATATTACTATAAGTCATAAATGGCTGGTTTATAGTTACCATTTTACCATTAATAAATTCTTGAGTAGATTGAGAATTCTTTCTTTTTCCACTAAAATCTTTTATACCAAAATAGTTATTTCCACCACCTAAACTCTTACCATATCCTGTTTCTAAAGCTGATTGTGTTGCTCCCAACATTGCAATAGCTTCAGGATTTGGAACTCCAGCTTTTTTTGCTTCTGAATATATTGCAGTATATATATTTTGAAAAAATTCTTTTTGAGGACCCTTAAATGACGGTGATCCGCCAGATTGAGATGAGGATGATGAATTAGGTCGCGATCTTTCCGCCTCGGTTTTATATCCTTTTAGTATTTCAAGTTCTAATTTTTTTGCAGCAAGTTCTTTTTCTCTTTTTTCCAAATTTCTAAGATTAATATTTTCTAATATAATTAAATTTTTAGTATCTTCTATTTCTTTTTTATCAGATTTGTCTACAAAATAACCGCTTTTTCCAGCTGCTTTTCTAGCATTTATTTTTTCTTGAGCTTTAATTTGTCTTTTATTATATTCAGCCAACTCGGTAATTGAATCTGTTATTTTGTCTCGTACATTATCTTGATCTTCCATTACAATTAAAAGTTCAGGTATATTTTTTCCAACTTGATTAAAAACCCCTTTGATTAATGAATTCATTGCCTTAGATATTAATCTCATTGATTTAGTAACCAATGGAATACTCATTGACAATCTTTGAATTGTCAAATTGTTGTCACCCATGTCAATTCTAGCTCTAGCTAAAGCTTCATCTGTTGTGGTTGGTGGTTTAGTTTTACCCGCCTGAATCATATCTTCTATATCTTTTTGATTTAATTTGGCAAATTGAGCACCTTTACGTAGTTCAACTGCAACTTTACTATCTAGTGTATCACCGGCCATCATTGCTTGATTCCCTATAACCTGTACATTTTTTACATTGGTTCTTTTCATGGTATCTACTACATTATTAACTTGACCCAATGGGGAATTAATATGTTTTTGTAAATCTGCTAGAATATCTATGCCAAGTCTACCATAGTGTTGTCTGACAACATCAGCCTCATCTGATGTTGCAATGACTCCTTGTTTAAGACCAACCATTAAATCTCTAATACCTTTTTCAGTGATTGGTCCAAATGCAAATTTAGTTACTTCAAGTAATTTGTTATCTGCTAGATTTTGTTCTATAGTTCGTTTTCCTACAAATATTCTATAACTAGCCTCTTCTTGTCTGGCATCAATTTCTTTTTGAACTTCTTCTCTTCGTTCACCAGTCATTATACTTATATCAGTAATATTGTTTAAATATTGTTTAAATCTTTCAATATGTTTTGCATCAAATTTTTGTCGTTCTCCGGTAATTTTTCTTTCATAATCCATATACTTTATCTGACTTGCAGCTAATTCTTTAGTCGTAATTCCAAGTAATTGAAAATCTACTCGTGAAGTTAATAATGATCCTGATAATTTTTTAAATTCTTGAATCCCGTTAAATGCAGTACCACTCCAAGAAGATAATATTTGACCTTGTCCTTCAAGAAGTTCAGATAAATCATTTATTGTAATCATTGTAGATGATGATATATCATCTATTTCATCAAAACTACTTACTAAACCACTTTGACTAAGTTTTTCAAATCCAGTATATGTTTTCTCAAATGTTTCAATAGTTGTATTGGCAACTTTTCCCGCAAGTTTAATTGCCTGACCAACAGCTTTACCAACACTACCAAATTTACTAGCCATACCACTAGCTAGTGATGTTAGTAATGTTATTGTTTTTGTTAACGGACCAAAACTACTAGAACCAGTAGTTAAACTTTTTCCAATACCAATTAACTCTTGTCCAAATTTCTCTCCAGAATCAATTAATTTCGCTAATTTTTTCTCTTGATCTTTTTCTTCATTGATTAGTTTTTGTTGACCACGTTCATAACTTGTCATTCCAGCAGTATTCAAACGAAGTATATCGTTGAAAGACTTTAAATTATCAATATTGATGTTATCTAAATTATTATTGGCCATTTTTGCTCACTAAATAGTGTCTGAATCAGTGCACTTATAAGTATTTATTCTACTATTTTTATCGTTAAAAAGGAACCAAAATGTTAGCCAATAACCCATTAAAACAGTATTTTCGCCGCCCATGTTTATATTTCAAACTTCCAAGTGAAGGGAAATATTATTTGCCAGGAGTTGTAGATATTCCGATAAATGGAGAATTGCCTGTTTATCCAATGACCGCTATTGATGAAATGACTATTAGAACACCAGATGGATTATTTAATGGTGCGGCTGTTATTGAATTGATTAAAAGTTGTATTCCAAATGTGTTAGATCCATGGAAATTAAATAACGTTGACTTAGATGCCGTACTAATAGCTATTAGAGCCGCTGCAAATAATGGTAAAATGTCTATAGATTCAGAATGTCCATCATGTAATGAAAAAACTGAATATGATATTGATTTGATGCCAATGTTGGCAGATATGAAAGATGTAAACTACAATCAAGTATTAAAAATTAGAGAATTAGAAATAAAATTTAAACCATTAACATTTGAAGATACCAATAAAAATGGATTAGATCAAATGGATATTCAAAGAGCATTAATGAATTTGGATTCTTATTCAGATGAAGAAAAACAAATTGCAATGAATAATACACTTAAAAAATTAAATGATATGGTTATAAAAGTTATATCTGATACCATTGATTATATTAGAACTCCAGAATTAACAGTTACAGAAAAAGAATATATTATTGAATTTTTAAATAACTGTGATAGAGAAACTAATAACACAATTAAAGATTATAGTATAAAATTACGAGAGGCAAGTGAACTTAAACCAATTAATGTTCATTGTCCTCAATGTCAACATGAATATCAACAAAAAATTGTATTAAATGTTACGGATTTTTTCGCCTAAGGCTTCTTAATCTTAATCCTGACGAGATTAGGAAGCTGACAGATGATATGGAAAAGGAACGTTGGAATATATCCTTCAATGCACAAAAATTGGCTTGGTATATGCGAGGTGGCATTGATTACGTTGATATCTTAAATATGAGTCATATGGAAATTGACAATCTAAATGTTATCATTGATGAACATATGGAAACTACTAAGAAAACTAAATTACCATTCTTTTAATACAAATGGATGAACTAGTTCATCCGCCAGTGACCTATCGGTACACTGGCATTTTCTTTTATGTCTTTGAAATTATATACGTAAAAGATGTTTTGTGTCACTGCTAGCGAGTGATAACGAGCGATGTGACACAATACGGGTTGTTGAGCGTAGCGATACAACCCATTACTTAGATATCTATATAAGTAAAATTATTTAACTCACTGAATAAATTACAATCACCCCCCTCTTTTTCTTCTATTAAACCAGATATTTTCTCTGGGGGAAGAACGTTCGCCGAAGCACCGATAAAACCCTACTACAATTTGTCATTGATCTGTTGACGCAGTAAAATTCCTTCCGAGAGGATGGTTACGTTTAGAGACTAGTTGCGCTTAGTATTGTCCACGCTTTGGTCTTACTCCACAGACAGTGGTCGGATTGTCTGTAACGTTTCTAGTTATATTAGACAGGTAATTGTTTGACCTGTGGGCTACATGATGTTTCATGTGCCTTGCTCTGTTTAGTGTAGTTTTAGATTGTGTTTAAAGTGTTGTTAGACTTGATGTCAGTTGAGTATTTTGTAGATTGTTGATTAGATGAGAGTAGTTTGACCAAATATCCATATCTCTGAAAAAATGGTTCAAACGAGTATATATTCCAAGCACCATATACTCTAGTTGAATAGGTTACATGATTTAAATCCATCCATATCCCAGTTTGTTGTTTCTGATGATGTAGAATAGCGGTCTTGGATTGTACTGCTACATAGCGACCTTTACGATTAAACTTCATTAATAAGATATTGAAATCATCTGGATCACTAGCGGTCATCAATTGATCTATCCACGTTTCTAATTGTTTGGATTCGTCAAATAGTTGATGAAATTGAAAATCAGCATAAAACTTACATTCACAATTGAACAATGGAAAACTTTGACCAGGAATAATATCTCCTTTGAAGTTTCTAATTTGTCCTTCATGTAATATTTGTTTACGATGACTATTAGTGCCACCAGTATAAGCTCCAGAACCAGGCGCTCTCATGAAGTTCTCTCCATATAACTCTGAGAGAAATTTGGATACTTCACGTTCAAACCCGCTTCCTTTGTTTTTACTTTTACTTGGCATGGTAATACTTATCTCTTTATTGTTAAATTTAAATATTTTATACTGTTGTTTCTGTAGTAGTTTCATATGATGTGAAACCACCTTCTTTAATAACTTTAAGTACGCTAGACACTCTATTTGTTAGTTCATCTCTATGTGATACAAGCCAAACTGATTTGTTACGTCTACGTGCCATATCTTTGAGTAGTGCAATACTGTTTTCAACACCAATAGTATCTAAACCATTATCAATCAACTCATCAACAAATAATACATTGATAGGACTGTATAATGATTCGTATACATCTCTGAATGAAAAGGATAGCCCAAGGATCAGTCTATTACGCTCACCACGACTTAGATTATCAAAGTCTAACTCACGTCCTAGCTCAGTGATTTCAACTGTTAAATCATTCTGAAATACAACTGTATGTGGTAAACCCATGGAATCCAAATAAAATGATAGACGACTGTTCAAATAAGTTAAATTTTGTTCAATAATCTTTTTACGAACAAAAGATTTTTTGCTTGTCAATAAGTCTAACAAGTATTCCTGATGTTGCATAAGTCTAGTCAATTCATTAATATGATCAAATGATACAGTTTGAATGGCTTCACGTTCCATTTCAGAGATTTGATCTATATATGGATCAGTTTCGTCATGTTTGTTGGAAATTTGATCCAACAAACTCTCAACACGACTACTATGTTTGATAGCCTCTGATTCAGTCTTATAGTGTGTGACTGGTTCTTCACCACATACAATCTCGCTCTCAGAAATATCCATGATCTGTAGAATGTATGGGTCTTCCGCTTGACGCAAGTTCTCAATCTCTATCTTTAAGTTTATGACTGTGTAGCTATGTTTAATGGCTTCACTCTCTGTCTTGTAGTGTGGAACTGGCTTGTCATTAAGTTCAACAATCAATTCTTCTACTCTTTTTAATTCATCTAACAATTGATGTTCACGATCTACTGATGAATCATATGCTTCGTTCTTTGCCAGCAATACCGCACTGTGACTGTTATCATGAAAATCTTGACCACAAGCATAGCATTTGTTCTCATTGAGCGTCATCATCTCTTTGCCTAGTTTCAAAGTGATATTTGATTGTTTGATCGTCTCGTTGTGAATACGGTCTATTTCTTTTTTTAACGCTGTCTGTTCAACGTTCTGTTGATTGTACACAGCAAGGTCTTTATGAGATTGTAACTCCATCTCAATATCAATTGCATTCAAGACTTCAAGTCTCTCTCCTAACGCTTTGATATCATTGACTCGTGTTTGCTTCCATATCTTTTGTTTTGCAACAAGATTGTCGTAATTATTTTTTTTCTCTAAACAAGATAGATAAATGGAACGATCTTTATGTGACTGTAGTTCAACAATAATATCAATCTTGCTTAATTCATCGTATTCGTTGACCAGTTTGTTCAAATCTTCATCATGCTTTGTTTGCCATAAACGTTGACGGCGTTTGAGATTCTCAATCTGCTCGCCAATTCGTTTATTGGCTTCTTCAAGCGCACGTATACGATACTCTTCTTGTTGAATATCATCTTTGGTCTGTTTGTTCAGTATCTTAATGGCATCAGCCTTTTCAGATAAGATAGTAACACCCAATAACTGTTCAATGATAACACGTTGATCATTGGCTTTGAGTGATAGAAATGGTTCATTATAAGTATTCAGACCAACAATGTGTCTAAACATGTCACTACTCATATGTAAGACCTTTTCAATAGCGTCCTGAGTTTCACGACTGTCACCTTGACTATCATTGGTCTCTTCACTAGCCATTTCTTGATCATTTACATAAAATTTCAAAAATGTAGGTTTACGTCCACGTTCAATTCGGTACTCAATATCATCAACTGAGAATGACAATGTAACAACCATGGCTTTACCATTGGTTCTGTTAATCAAATTGTCTTTCTTGATATTATTGATACCGCCACCAAACAAGGAATATGATAATCCCTGTAAGATACTGGTTTTACCAGTACCATTCTTAGCACCATCGCCGCCCAAGTCTAGATTTTCACCTAGAATCAATGTTAGGTCTTGATTATTGAAATTAACTGTTTGGGTAATCGCCCCAATAGATAGAAAATTCTTAAGAGTTAATACGCCTAGTGTAATCATATGTTTCTATAAATGTCTAATAATAACTTCTTGTCAAATGTCCCTACTTCCAAACTTTCAATTTGTGTTTGAATAATTGTATCTACACTTTCAAATTGAGTATTTGTATTATCTGGATTATTGTCTGTAAAATCTCGTTTGATTGGTATTAATGTAAGTTCTCTAAGATGATGTTCTGGCATTAGTTTTTCACGAATGAAACTTGCCTCTTCAAATGAGATATCAATATCTAAATTGATTTTAACATAACTATCAGGTAATAACAAGCCAGCTGGATCATCAAGTACATCACTTAAATTATATACACGATATTTGGGAGCATTAGGCCAACCAAAATACATTGGTTCTTTGTCCCATTCTAACATCATCATACCACGTTTATCATCACCAGCATCACTATAGTTATGAGGGAAAGCATTTCCAATATAAGTAATGTTATTTTTCTTTTGACGTTTATGAAAGTGACCACTGAATACGGCTTCATATCCATGTAAATGTTCACTTTGAATTTCTTTATAATCTGGCATTTGAATCATGGCATTCATAAAGAAATTTGGAAGTTCTAGATGAGAGAATACATATTTCCCTTTCATCTTTTTAAGACGTTTCCATTCATCTCCAACGATCCACGGAATGATAGATACATCTCCCTGTGTGAACCATTCATCTATAATAATGACATTTGGAAGATGTTTTGCCCATTCTACTGAATGAGTATCTCTTTTATCTCTATAAAACATATCGTGATTACCCACGATAAAGTATATTTTATCAAATGCCGCACTTAACTTTTCAAGACCTCTAAGACTAAACTGTAGAGTTTGAATGTTAATAGCGGCACGATTGTGATGCCAATCACCTAGAAAGAAACAGGTTTCACAGTTTTGTTTTTTAGCAGTTTCAATAAACCAATCAACAAAGTTTGTACAATCCGTATTATGTTGTATTGAATTGTTTTTCAAACCCCAATGTATATCAGTGAATGCAGCTGCTTTTTTAAATAAATTTGTCATCTAGTGATTATACAGTATGAAAATTGATTAATCAATATTTTCGGAGTGATTAACCAATATTACGTCTTTTTTCTCTTTCGCTATCTAAACTATGTTGACGAGTGAAACTGGGATTTAACCCATTAGATTCCAAAATATCATCTCTAATGTTTTGAACACGTTTTTCTGTATTAAGAACACGACAGAAACTATTAGTAATAGCGGCTGTATAGTAGGCAAATGGATTTTGTGATTTAGCTTCATTGAAACGTAAACCAACGTATGTTAATTGTAAAATGGCTGCCCCACGCATTTCATCTACATAGGTATAACCACGCCAATTGAATCTTAATGAATACTTTTCACATAGTTTCAAGTACATGTTAGCCAATTTATTTGTAATTTGGCCATGATCTTTTGAAAAATCTCCAGTTTTCAAATCACCAATCCAATGACTTTTACCAACACAAACTAGTGAATTTTTATCATTGATTTTGAAATGTTGAAATGGAGGGAAGTTTAAACGAACGTGAACCATATTATCTAGACCCATTTCTTTTGCTAAACCTTTGTCTTCCAAATCTTCAAATAGAATATCTTCTGTTGGTTCAAAATCAAAGATTTCTTTTGCTGATTTTGGTTTGGAATTCTTTCTTGGTTGTTTTGGAGCCACTGGTATATGATCCCAAGTCATGACTCTAAAGACCAAATCTGTAGTTTTAATGGTTTCTGGATCAATTTTTTCTGTTTTGATCTTGACACCATCTGGACCAACTACTTGGCTCAGTCTTGCGGCACGATTTTCTTTAGCTTTTTGAATAGTTTCTGGTTTACTGGTATATTCTAAACTACGTTCTAGATTATTATTATCTTCGTAGTCTACAATAAAGTCATATTGATGATCATCTGGTATTTCAAATTGACAATATGAATTTTTACTTGAATGTATTTCTTTTAAAATATCTTTATTGTTTAGATAGTTCTTTTTTGCTGGGGTTTTTATTGGGATCATATGCTCTTTAAGGTTAATATGTTGCAATTATACAACGTAATGTTGTGTAAGTCAAGTGAATTTGGAAGATTGGTGAAAAAATACGACTATTATTCTACGCTAAATAGTAGTAGAGGTATTCTATTTAGGGTAATACCGGAGACAACTATATGGCCACATCACCGACCGAAAAAACTGCACAATACTTGAAATTTAAAACAGATGCTCAGGCTGCTAATGATGCTCGCAATAATATTGTAAATAGTGACAAATATAAAGAACTTACGACTCAAGTAAAGATTCAAGAAGAGGCCGAGAAACTTGCATATGAAAAAGCAGATGCTCTACAAAAATCAAATGCATCTGTAGAAGAAACTTATCAGGCAAGAGTTGCGTTGCAACAGGCTACTGATGCTCTTAAGGTCACAAGAAGTGAATTGGATCCTTTAAATAGTCAAGCAACGGATTTAAGTGTACAGTCTTTTAATTTTAATCTGGCTGCCAGACAAGTTCAACAGTCTCCGCAAACTACTAGTCCTCTTCCAACAGAACAACAAGTAGAGGCTGAGGCAAAAGAAGCAGGATCTGCAGCCGCAAAACAGCCAAGTCCAAATCCAGCGCCAGTTCTTACTTCAATACCCACGGAATCTAATATTGTTCCAACATTAGATACTCCTGTACCAGCAGACAGTCTAGCAGCCGGTGGACCCACAGCGGAACCTACTAAAACAACACCGAACGACGAACCAGTATTTGTATTCAATCAACGTCAATTAAATTTTTTGGAATCATATAATCAAAGTTTAATTGATGGTGGAAATCCACAACTTATTATTTCTGATTTGACCAGTACCGAAGCACTAAATCTATTAGCAGAACAAGGATTGATTCAATCAGATGAAGACTCTCCGACTGATCAACAACCAACTGAAGGGTATACTACAGATGGAGGACTTGTAGTAAATATACGAGGAGTTGGACAACGAGAAATTGTTGAATACGAAGAATTTCAGTCTGTTGATCCTGGTTTTGAATCTGGTTTTCCAGAAGAACAAATAACAGTTGACAGTTCAGATAGATATGTAGCTACATTAGATTTAACTGCAACTGATGATCCACTTGGAGATAAAATAGCAGAACTTCAGGCTGGTCAGAATACTGGTACATCTACGTTACCAACTAGAAATCAACAATCTGGTATAGGATCACCAAAAGATTGGCGTTTTAGAATAAGTTTGGCTCCGGGAGCAACTTATTTGTATAAAGATTCAAGTCCAGGAATATTAAAACCTTTAATGGCCACAAATGGAGTTATTTTTCCATATAGTCCACAGATAAATCTTGCATATACTGCTAATTATAATGCGACTGATTTAGTTCATACTAACTATAAAGTTTATAATTATAAAAATAGTAGCGTTGAAAATATTAGTATAACTGGAGATTTTACAGTTCAAGACAGCGCAGAAGCAAATTATGTATTAGCAGTAATACATTTTTTTAGATCAGTTACTAAGATGTTTTATGGTCAAGATCAAAATCCAGCTAGAGGAGTTCCACCACCATTGTGTTACTTAACTGGATTTGGACAATATCAATTTGATATGCATCCAGTGGCTATTACCAGTTTTACTTATACTTTTCCAAATGATGTAGATTATGTTAATGCTTATCCGACAAACAATAGTGTATCTATTGGTGGACAAAACATGGCACCATATATGCCTCAAATAGCAAGTTTTTTTAGTCCATTAGATAGATTACGAACATTGGCTGGTAATATTGGAAAAGGTGGATTACCTCCTCCTCCGACATTTGTTACTAGTAAAAATATTAATGAAGTAACAAGAGTACCAGCAAAAATCACTATTCAACTATCTTGTATACCTATTGTATCTAGAAATACAATGAGTAATCAATTTAGTTTAAAACAGTATGCAAATGGTTCGTTATTAAAAGGAACTGCAAACTTTTCACGCACTGGCGGAGGACTTTGGTAATGTTATATCCACAAACTAGCCCGTATTTCAATTCAGATATTGTCAATGGAATATTTTTAGATGTAATGATAAACAGACCTATACCATCAGATCCAACTGATGTTTATTGGGAAATTACTTCAATCTATAATTTAAGACCTGATTTATTAGCCAGTGATCTTTATAATGATAGTAGATTGTGGTGGGTGTTTGCTCAAAGAAATCCAAATAAATTAAAAGACCCATTGTTTGATTTTGTTCAGGGTGTATTTATTTACATTCCTAAACAAGATGTAATTGTTGCTTCATTAGGATTATAATATGACCTTTAATTCAAATAAGTCATCCGATGACAGTGCTCCATCGGGTACGAATGCGGCCCCATCCTCAACTTCAGGTCAAAGTAATACATCCAGTACACAAAATACAGGACAAAAATCAACTAATAGTGCTGGTTCTGATTTTTCTAACAATCGCACTGATAATCCACTTAATAATTTTAGTAGTTATACATATTCAATTGTATTATATGCTATTAGTCCAGAAGACGCTAATACATATGCAGAAACAGGACAAACTCCAACAGACAGATCAAAATATTATATTGTTGCTCAATCAGGAGGAATAAGTTCCGCTGATAGTCGTGCCATAACTAGTAGTGGCAATCCAGGCCCAAATCAAATGGGATTAGATTATTTTATTGATTCATTGGAATTCAAAACAACTATTCCTAATACTGCAGCAACCTCTGTTGCTCAAGGGTCTAGAATTAAATTAAAAATTATAGAACCATATGGATTTAATTTTACTGAAGAATTGAAAAAATTGGCGTTAAAAATTTCAAAAAAAAGTCCATTGATGAAAGGAGTTACTGAAGATAACTTTAATCATAGACTTATGCGTTATATTTTAGGTATTAGATATTATGGTTATGATACACAAGGAAATTTGGTAACATCTAAGAGCGGATTTGTAAAAAACTATAGCAATGGATTTTCTGATGACAATAGTGTAATAGAACGTTATGTTGTTGTTGCCATAAATGATTTTAAGTTTAAAGTAAATGGAAATTCAACTACATATAATATTGAATTACAAGAAGCTGCACCTCAAGCTTCTCTGGGAACTATAATCGGAGTAACTCAAAATCCCCTAAATATTAATGGTTCAACTGTAGGTGAAGTTCTTATGGGATCAAAAGGTCCAAACTCTAAATCTTTAGTGTCAGAACTCAATAGTCAGACTAAAAAATTAACAGAATCTTCAAATAAAACTGAACAGTCACATACTTATGAAATAGAATTCTTGGACGAAAAAAATAAATCTGATCCAAATGGTCTGATAGCTACGGCAAAATTGTCAGAATCTGATGCTAAAACTAATACTGGATCAGGTGCTTCATCAAATACATCTAAATCAAACATTGCGGAACAGTTTAAGCAACAAACTTTTAATAGTAATATAAAATCGGTTGGTTTCAAAGGTGGAACTGAGATTGTACAAATCATTGATGATATTATATCTAAAAGTAGTTATGTTTCAAATGCTTTAAAAGTATTAAACAATGAAAAACCAGAAACTGGCAGTGTTAAAAATACATCAAAACAAGAATTTAAATGGTTTAGTATAAATCCAATTGTTACAACTAAGTCATTTGAAAAAAAGACAAATTATTGGACTTTTAATATAAAATATCAAATAAAACCATATATTATATATTATATTAAGTCAAATAACGTTACAAATTTTTGTAAATTTAATGGTGCACACAAAGTTTATAACTATTTTTTAACTGGAGAAAATACTCAAGTTTTAAATTATGAACTTAGTTACAATGCATTATATTTTATTCCAGAAAGTTCAACTCTTAATCAGACTGGGTATGCAATTACGGAATCTAATACTAGTTTAGCTAAACAACCAATACCAAGCGCAAATCAAGGTGGTTCACAAAGTGGTACAGGGGGAGTTGGAATTAATAATGAAACTGTTCCGCAAGAAAACGTAAGAGCACAATTATATAGTCCAAATGATGCTTATAAAGTTACAATGAAAATTATGGGTGATCCGGATTGGATTTTAACAAGCACTGGAATTAATGCTGTTGCTCAATCTAGATTTAAAGCAAATCCAAAAGTAAAATCATTAAGTGGTACAGCAGCTGATTTGGGACCAACAATGTTTGATGGACAATTACTAGTTCAAGTTATATTTAATACTGCTAATGATTATTTAAATACTGGATTAATGGATGTAAGCGATCAAGTATTGACAATGAGCCCAGGAACAAGAAATTTTAATATTAAAGGTACAATTTTTACAGTATCGCATGTGACATCTTTATTTTTAAAAGGATCATTTACTCAAACATTAGAGATGCAAGTTGTCCCGTCAAATTTATTAGTTACCGAAAACTCAAATTCTTCCGCCGATGGTAGAGAATCTTCTACAACACCAAGTGGTACTAATACTGGTACTGATGGTACGACTAGACCAACATTATCTACTGGTGATTTTATAGCGGCTGATGCGAGAGCAACCACAGATGCGTCTTTGATAGAATCACAAAGTCAATTGGCACAAAATTCTCCCTCAAACAATTCTCAGGGCGTCATAGTTACTGGACAACTTGGTAGACAAGAATTTGCAAGTGATGATAGAACTTTCACGGCTCGCAATAATAGAGCTGCACTTGATGCGCCAAATACAGATAATACGCCTTACGATTATGCAGCCTCAGCTGCCTCGGCGCGAGCAGCAGAAAAAGAAGGACTTGGAGTTACTGCTGACGGTACTCCATGGAGACTTAGATAAAGATATAAAATGAAGACTTTCTGGCAAAAAGTGATAATTACAAATAATGGTAAATAGGAAAATAAAATGGCAATAGATGCACCAAAAGAAGGCACCCCAGCAAACTTTGAAAGTGATCGTGGCGGACAATCAACTTTAATTAAAGAACCAGTTATTGGAATTGTTAAGAACAATGTTGATCCCACTCATAGTGGGGCAGTATACGTATATATTGCAAAACTAAGTTCATCTAGTTCACCAAATGATGGAGGAAGTTGGATTAAAGTTAACTATCTTAGCCCATTTTGTGGTTTATCAGGAGTAAGTGGAGTAGCAGGATCAGGATCAACAACCGATGGATATGGTAAATTCGTAGGAAATCCTCAGAGTTATGGATTCTGGGCAAGTGCACCAGATATAGGAACTCAAGTTCTTTGTATATTCATTAATGGTGAACCAGAACAGGGTTATTATATAGGATGTATACCTCAAATTGGTTTATTAAGTATGACTCCAGCTATAGGTAGTAGTAAAGTAATTGTTCCTAATGATGGAGAAGCTAAAACATATGGAGGAGCTGACAGATTACCAACTGGAGAAGTAAACTCTACTAATCCCAATCTTGCTAATAGCGGTACGATAGTAACTGATCCTAAACCAGTTCATAGTTATCAAGCTGCAATTTTATTTCAACAAGGTCTAATCAGAGACAATGCACGCGGAGTTATTAGTAGTAGTGCTCAACGAGAAACTCCGAGTAGAGTATTTGGTATGAGCACTCCGGGCGGTCCGATATTTCAAGGAGGTTATAATAATAGTAATATCAAAGCCGCAGCCACTGGATCAACTGACCCTAGTAAACTAACAATGATTGGCAGAACCGGTGGACATAGTTTTGTTATGGACGATGGTGATTTACAGGGACAAGATCAATTAACAAGAATCAGAACATCTAGCGGTCATATGATAATGATGAATGATAGTTCTCAATCATTGTTTATCATTCATGCTAATGGTCAAAGTTGGATAGAATTGGGTAAAGAAGGTACAGTTGATATGTATGCTAGTAACTCAGTTAATATCAGAACTCAAGGTGATCTTAACTTACATGCAGATCGTGATTTGAATTTACATGCTGATAGAAACTTTACATTGTATGGTAAAAATCTAAACATGGAATCTGATAATGATATGAATATCAGAAGTGGTGCCAATTTTAGTCAATATGCTAGCACAAGTTATACAGTTAAAAGCGGTAGTGATTTGGCATTGTTTGGTGGTGGTTCTACTAGTTTGGCTGGTAGTGGATCCACATACATAAATGGAAAAAAGATATATTTAAATAGTGGCAATAGTGGTACAACACCGGCTGAGGTACCAGTAATACCAAAAGTTAATCACCCAGATACAACTTATAGTACAGAAAAAGGATGGATGTATCCAAGTCCACACGCTTTACTATCTGTTACTAGTAGAGCGCCAACTCATATGCCTTGGATTGCAAGCGGAAAAGGTGTAGATGTTAGTGTTTCTAGTAGTACTAATAGTAGTCTGCCAACAACTACACCGGCAGTAGCACAAGTAAATAACGAAAGTGCTAGTGTTCCAACTCGTCCTACAAATCCTGCAACTATCAATACAGTAACTACACCAACTGGATTTGATAATTCAGTAGAAGGTATTAATGCACAGACATTAAGAGCTCTAGTTGGTCAAAATGCTGAGTCTAATAGCACAAAGGCTGCCGGCGGGCCACCAGCACGAGCAATTAAAGGAACTGGAACATCAGCAACTGTATCACCAGTTTCATTAATGTTTGGATTAAATTTAACAATAACTGAAGGTGATATTACAGTTACACCTTACTCTGCACCTGCAGATACTAAACGTGGTGAAGGAATTCTTGATGGACCAGGAGGATTGACATTAGAACAAGCTTGTGGACCTGGTATGGCAATAAAACCAGGTTCAAAAGATTTACTTCAAACAAGATTGGCTCAAGGTATGCCAATGGATAAAGCAATACAAGGTTTAGTAACTGGTAATCTTGGTGCCACTGATCCTATTAAATTGTTAACTGATGGTAAAGTTCAAACTCAAATTATTGCTGGCAGTCTCAATAATGCCGCTAATAGTTTGGTAAATTCTGGAATATTAACTGGTGCAGAATCTGCAGGTCAGGCAGGAGGATTAGTATTAGCTGCTTCTAATTTTGGTGTTAACGCTGTTACGGGAGTAGTTAATGGAGTTCTAGGAACAGTTACTGGAATTGCACAAGGAGTCACTAATGTGGTAACTGGAACAATTGGTGCAGTAACCAACATTGCAAGTGGAATTTCATCAGGTGTCAGTAAAATATCAGACATGATGGCCGGAGGTAAATTTGCAGGTCAACTAAGTGATAGTATCAGTAATGGAGTTACTGGATTAGCCAATAGTATTAAAGGTGCAATTTCAACTAGTGTTGATAGTTTAGGTAAAAGTTTGGCTGGTTTAGTGACTGGACTAGAAAGTACATTAAGAGGCGCTTTTAAAACGGTAGAAGCTTCATTTAAGAATCTTACTGCTAATACTCCAAATATATTAGGTGGTAAAGGTAATGCAAGTAGTGTCACTGATTTGACAACTCCAGGAGCAAAATATCAATCTTCACAGGCGGCATTGGATATTGCACAATCTAAATTTGATGATGCTAGAACTGCATATAGAAATAATCCAGATGATATAAATTCAATTGCATTAAGCTCAGCTGAATCGGCATTATCAGATGCTAGAAAGAAAACAGCCGGTGCATCATTAGATATTATAACTGGTGGTGTAGATTCTGTTATATCTGGAGTTAGTAATGTGGTCAAATCTGCCACCTCTACAGTTTCTAATTTATTTACTGGTCCTGCAACCACGCTTAATAGCGGAATCAATGCATTGCCTGGAGGTTCTGGGTCAATGGTCAATACTGTTACAACTGACAGTGGCACAAACATTGTTAATAATGTTAAGAATAGTATTACTTCTGCTGCCAGTACTGGGGCGGTTGCTGGAGCGGCAGTCGCTGCAAATTCATTATCTAGTCCCACTGGTTTAGTTGGAAATTTAGTTAATAATACTACTAATGCCATTACTGGAGTTGTCAACGGTGTTGTCAACACCGCTACTGGACTTGTTACTGGAGTTATAGATACTGCAACAAATTTAGTAACTGGTACAGTGAATGCGGCTGTAGGTTTAGTAAATGGAGTTCTTGCTTTACCTGGTCAAATTATTAACTCAATAACCGCAACAGCAAATGGAATACTAAGTAGTATTCAAACTGCTCTAGCGAGTATTGGAAACATGGGTGGACAAATTAAATCAGCGATTCAGGCGGTTGAAACATTTAGTAAAACTGATTTGACTTCTAAAGTTGGTACAAATATGGGAGATTCAAGAATACCAATTCCATTGACATTGACTAAATCTCCAACTCCACAAGTATCAGAATCTGGACTTACTTCAAATGATTCAGCATCAGATCAGCAGGCTAAAGTATTGGCAAAAATTAAAGACCTTGAAGAACAAATACGTCAGAATATTGCTTTGATTAATAAAGAACAAAGAGAAAATGCTGGACTTTTTACAAAAATATCTAGCAGTGCTAAACAATCTAGATTAGAAAGAGATTTAAAAAAGGCAAATGAAGAATATCAAGCGTTAGTATCTAATCAGAATCAAGCGCCACCATCGCAATCTCCGTCAACTTCTACTTCAGAAGTTACTACTACAACTGAAATTGACAATTATGGAAACAAAATAATTACTACACGAGGTGGTGGAACAAGCCGATTCATACCGGTGGCAGAAGCAATAGCTCGCAGAGATTCAACAAACAGATAAAAATTAAAAGGAAAATATAATGCCAACATTTAAAGGATTTTCAACAGTCGGTGTCAATCAATCATTGTCATTAGTTAGACCTGGTGTATATGGTGGAGTAGGATCCACAACCGTTCAGCCAAGAATAGGTAGAAAATATGCACTGTCAGATCAAAATCTAGTAATTAGAGATTTATTAAATGCATTAAGTATTAAACAAGGTGATAAAGTTGGACAACCAACGTATGGAACTATATTATGGTCATATATATTTGAACCAAGTACACAGGAAACTCAACAAGCAATAGAAGATGAAGTAAGACGAGTTATAAGTTTAGATCCTAGAATCATATTAAACAGTGTTGGTATATATATTCAAGAAAATGGTGTATTATTACAGATAGAAATGGCATTTAGTCCATTTAATAATGTTATAAAAACAGATTTTTTCTTGAATAGATATAATGGAAGTATTCAACAACTAAGTCAATAACTTCAAAATACAATGATTTTTTAAGAATAAATATAGTATACGGGAAAAAAACATGGTTACTAGTTCAAGACAAAGTGCATTATTTGGTTTACAAGATTGGAAAAGAATCTATCAAACTTATAGAGAGGCTAATTTCATGTCTTATGACTATGAAACTTTGCGTAAAAGTTTCATTGATTATCTGACTATATATTATCCAGAATCATTTAATGACTATATTGAAAGTAGTGAATTTGTTGCTATTCTAGATGTTATGGCATTTATGGGTCAATCACTGGCATTTCGTGGTGATTTAAATGCTCGTGAAAACTTTATTGATACTGCAGAACGTAGAGATTCAGTTATTAAATTAGCTAACTTAGTTAGTTATAATCCAAAACGTAATACAGAAGCCAATGGTTTAGTAAAAGTCACTTCAATCAGTACTACTGAAAGTATTTTTGATATTAACAATGTAAGTTTGGGTAATACTACTGTGTTGTGGAATGATGCCGCAAACAGTAATTGGCAAGAACAATTTAATACTATTTTAAATGCTACATATGTTAATAGTCAAAGAGTAGGTCTTCCAGGAAATAAACAAGATATTTTAGGAATTCAAACTGAAGAATATACTATTAATTTACCATCGGGATATAACCCAGTAGTTCCGTTTTCCACTCAAGTAAACGGTGATTTGGTTAATTTTGAACTAGTAAGTGTAACTAGCGCCAATAAAGATTATCTATATGAAATATCTCCCGCACCTAATAGTCAATTTAACATGGTGTATCAAAATGATAAGTTAGGATATGGTAGTCCAAATACAGGATTCTTTTTCTATTTTAAACAAGGTACCTTGCAAAGTTATGATATATACTTTTCAGAAAAAATTCAAAACAATTTTCAAAATATATTTATAGAAGGAATCAATGAAACTGATACTTGGTTATATCAATTAAATAGTAACGAAACAATAAATCGTCAATGGACTAAAGTTGATAATCTTTTTACCACTAGTTATAATAGTCAAGGAAATAGTGTTAGTTCAATATTCAGTGTAGTATCAAGAACCAATGATCAAGTAAGTTATGTATTTGGTGATGGAGTATTTGGAGAAATTCCAATTGGAAATTATAGAGCTTATGTAAGATCGGGAAATTCATTAACCTATAGTATTGATCCAAGTGAAATGTCGGGAATCGTAGTCAGTATTCCGTATATTAGTCGTCAAAATACAAATGAAACTTTAACTATAACATTTAGTTTACAAACAGTTAATAATACCGCACAATCTCGCGAAAGTATACTTAATATCAAAGAACGTGCACCCGCTCGTTATTATACTCAAAATCGTATGGTTAATGGAGAAGATTATAGTAATTTCCCATTTACTTTATATAATAGTATTATCAAAAGTTCGGCTCTTAATCGTAGTAGTATTGGAGTAAGTAGAAATATTGATCTATTAGATCCAACCGGAAAATACAGTAGTACTAACGTATTTGCAGATGATGGTGCATTATATACTGATCAATTACCTAAAAATGTAACATTCTCAACACAAAATATTAATTTTGCTATTGAATTTTTATCAATAACTTTACCATCATTTTTAAGCAGTTCACCAACTATTCAATATTATCAAGAATATTATCCAAGATATACTGGATATTATCCAGGAACAGAATCTGTTGATCATAGATGTTACTGGAATGAAACTACGCTTGATGGATCAAATGTAACTGGATATTTTTATGTAAAATTATCATCTGGTGTTAATATACCAATATCACTTGGCGCATTTAGTACATATTCAATGAGATATATTACTCAAGGTGCACAACTTAAATTTGTAAGTCCACCTGGATTTTATTTTGACGTTAATAATAGATTACAACAAGGTATACCAAATTATTATAATGGCGATCATACCAGTATATGGGTTGGTGTCAATGGTGTAATTGGAGATGGTTATAATTTTGGAGATGGTAATTTATCTACAGGAGTTGGACCAGTTACTCTAAATTCATTTGTACCAACTGGCGCATATTTAGATCCAGATCAATCAACACCAACTGGAATTATTCCTCAATTTGATAATACTTTCAACAGTGTATTAACTACACAAATTCTTGATTTGATAAATCTCAAACAAAATTTTGCACTTAACTATGATAATAGTATTTTAATTAATCTAGAACGTTGGTCTATTGTACAACCAATACCTACAAATCCAACGCCAACTGATTACTTTGTTAAATTTGTCAGTGATAGTATTAACAATTCATATCTGGTTACCATTAACAATGTTAACTATTATTTTGCATCTGTAGATCAAGTTAGATTTACATTTGATGGAACACAACGAGTATATGATCAACGTAGTGGACAAGTGTTTTCTGATTTTGTAAATATCTTTAGAACAAATTCTAATTCTACTAATACTAGTACACTTGGCGAAGATTATATTTTAAATGTAACTGGACAACCAGCACAAAGTGATGGAATGCCAGATGATTATCAAATCACTGTCAGTAGTATTAATCTAATCAGTGGATATACATATGATCCAGATTTTTTTAATACTATAGTTGGGACAAGTTCAACTGCTTATGTATTCTTTAGAATATTCACTGACATTAATGATCTATATAGAACTCAAGTATTACCAGTTGGAACAGTAATATATGCATATCCAACTCAAAATCAAGTTCTAAATGTTATATATGAGTATCCTGCTGAAACACTATTCTATTGTATTAATGGAAGTGTTACTAATCCAGTACCAACATTTTATCAATCGGCTGTTGTTCCAGGAACACAACCAACAGTTCTTATTTTAAATGATGTTACTTCATCGTACGCAGTTACTAGAGGTCGTGGTGGAATTAACTTTCAATATCGTCATAATAGTGATAATACTACTAGAATTGATCCAGCTACCACAAACATCATTGATTTGTATTTGGTTACACAAGCATATTATACTCAATTTCAAAATTGGATCAATGATAGTACTGGAACTGTTCAACTACCACCAAAACCAACTATTCAAGAACTTCAACAAGCTTATGGAGAATTAGATAGTTATAAAATGATCAGTGATAGTGTGATTTTAAATAGTGTCAACTTCAAACCATTGTTTGGATCTAAAGCTGCTCCAGCACTGCGAGGAACAATCAAAGTTATTAAGAATCCATCTACAGTAGTTAGTGACAGTCAAATTCGCAGTAGTGTGTTGGCTGCTCTTAATAGTTATTTTATAATTAATAATTGGGATTTTGGTGATACTTTCTACTTTAGTGAACTGACTGCCTATCTACATATGCAATTAGGATCATTAATAAGTTCAGTGGTATTAGTACCTGCTGATCCTACTCAATCATTTGGTGATTTATATGAGATTTTAAGTACACCTAGTGAGATTTTCTGTAATGGTGCCACAGCTAGTGATATTATTGTAATTAGTGCATTGACTCCATCAGCCTTACAAAGAACGATGTAATTTTAAATGTTCTGACTAATATAGATAAATTAGTCGTTTTTTGTAGTGATAAATAGTAGATACAGTAATGGATAATTAATGACGATATTTCTTTATAAAAAAACTCATTTGGTGACAGGATTAAATTATCTTGGAAAAACTATATCTAAAGACCCTCATAAATATCGTGGTTCTGGAAAGTATTGGCTTAATCACATAAAAAAACATGGATATTTAGTAAATACTGAAATATTAAAAGAATGTCAAACATCAGAAGAACTTAAAGAATGGGGATCATATTACAGTGAACTATGGAACATTGTTAAAAGCAATGAGTGGGCAAATTTGCGACCTGAATCTGGAGATGGCGGGACGACATCTGAAATTCAGAATCACTCAGATAGAATTGAAAAAAATCGCCAATCTGCTATAGATATGTGGGCAAACGAAAATCACAAAAAAATGAGAATAGAACGAATGACTATAGGACTAAATCAGCCAGGCGTTCAAAATAAAAAGTCAAAATCATTGAAAAAAACACTATCTAGTTTGGAAGGAAAAAAGAAAAATTTAGATAGTTTAAATATCGCCAGATCCAGTGACAAATGGAAAGAAAAAGTTTATGATACAATGTTGTATACATTTTATCATCGCGATGGTAGAATTGTACAATGTACTAGATCAGAACTCATTAATAGATATCAAGTACATAAAGGAAATCTATCTAGTGTAATATCCAGAAAATCAAAATATAAATCAGTTAATGGATGGAGTATTACTCCAATGGAATATAAAAAATGAATTATTTTTACAATGATATTAATGGAATAATGTAATGGCAACAAAAATTCGGTCACTTGATTTTCTTCCTGAAGTTTTTAGAACTGACAGTAATGCTCAGTTTCTTTCTGCCACATTAGATCAGTTGGTTCAACAACCTGATCTACGTAGAGTTGAGGGATTTATTGGTCAAAAATATGGTTATTCTATTAACCCAACTGATCGTTATGTAGTTGAACCAACTAAAGTTCGCTATGACTATCAATTAGATCCTAGTGTTGTATTCTTAAAAACTGAAACTCAAACTGCCAAAGATTTTATCAATTATCCTGGTCTATTAAACGCATTACAAAATAATGGCGCAATTACTAATAATAATGATAGACTGTTTGAAAGCGAATACTATAGTTGGGATAGTTTTGCTGATCTAGATAAGATCGTAAACTATAGTCAATACTATTGGTTACCGTATGGCCCTGATGCTGTAACAGTATCAACTAACACAATTTATCTATCAGATAATTATAATATTACATATAGTGATACTGGATATACGATTAATAATTCAGTACAAAAAAATCCATCAATAACATTATTACGTGGTGGTACATATACATTTGAAGTAAATCAATCGTCGCAGTTTTGGATTCAGGGTGTTCCTGGATTATCTGGATATGGTTTAAGTCCTAATACTAGTACTAGAGATGTATTAGGAGTAGAAAATAATGGTGATTCTATTGGTACAGTAAACGTAACTGTACCAGCAAAAGATGCTCAATCAGAATATGATTTGCCAGGAAATAATACTGTTGATCTAGTAACTACATTGACATATGCACAAATCAACGGTCAAACCGCTGCATCAATTGGTAACATTGACGGTGTAACTCAGTTAAATGGTAGAACATTAATGTTCTATAATAATGATGAAGCCGGTAGTTCTCAGACATATTTTTATTCAATTTCTGTTAATATTAGCACTAATATTGTCACGTTGACTCAAGGTATTGGAATTCCAAACTCTCAAAAGATTACTGTTACTAGTGGTACTACTTATGTTGGTAGAACATTCTATCGTGATGGTACTGGTACAATTAAATTGATACCATATCTTTCTGCAGTCTTAGATACATTGTATTATCAAGATGGATCAAATCCACTTAATGTTGGTGTTATTAATTTAATAGAAAATAATACTACTAATAGTATTAACATTGATCAAATTTTAGGTAAGAAAAATTATACAAGTCCAAATGGTGTTACATTCATTAATGGTCTTAAAGTTATATTTGAAGGAACCACTGTTCCATCAACATATCAAAATAATGAATATTATGTTGAAGGTGTAGGTACGGCAATCAATTTACTATTAGTCAATGACTATCGTAGTGTTGAAAGTGATGAACCAGGAACATATTATCCATGGGATTATTATAATTGGGACGATAAAGAATGGGATCAATCAAATAATGTACCATTATATCCAGATTATTTAACAATCAATAGAAATAGTCGCGATTTAAATGCATGGTCTAGAAGTAATCGTTGGTTTAATATTCAAGTTATTAATGCCACTATTGAGAAAAATGGACAATTAACGTCAATTATCGGTAATACCAGTACTCGTGCACAACGACCTATTATTGAATTTTATGGTAATCTTGGTCTTTATAATAGTGGAACAAAATTCTTAGATTTTGTTTCATTATTTGACAATACAACAATTGACGCTTTTACTGAAATAGTTGGCCAACCAGCCTATACTATTGATGGTCAACCATTACTTTCTGGTCAAACAATTATTTTTAATCATGATGATAATAGTTTAGTTCGTAAAAACGTATATGAAGTTTCTTTTGTACCAACTGGACCGGGAAATTCAAATGTCATTGCACTTAATATTGTAGAAACTGCACAAGATAAAAACCAAGTTACTATCATATCTGGTACAGTACGGAAATCAACTAGTTGGAGATTTAATTCTGTAGATTCTACATGGATTCAATGTCAACAAAAATCAACAGTTAATCAAGCTCCATTATATGACATATATGATATAAATGGAATATCACTTAGTGATCAATTATATTATAATGGTTCAACATTTGCAGGAACCAAACTATTTTCATACACTGATGGTACGGGCAAAGTTGATCCTATATTAGGATTCCCAATTAGCTATTCAAGTACAGTTAGTATTGGTGATATTAATTTTACAGTTAATCTAAATAAAGATTTATTTTATTATCAACAAAGTGATAGTGTTGTTGAAGAAAAAATTAATATTGGTTATGTATATGACTATCTAACCCCTGATGTACCAACTAAAAAAACTGGATGGGTAACAGCATTTACTCAAAGTTTTCAGTCACAAGTATTTGAATTTACAGTCAATCAAGAAACTCAATCTAGATTTACATGTGATGTAGTAGTGAAAACTGATACGGTAATTGATCCACATCATGTGTATGTCAATGATGTATCGTTAGATGAGGATACTGCTTATTCACATGTCATTGATCTAAATAACAATACTACTACTATTATATTAAATACTCCGGCAATACGTGGAAATAAAGTTACAGTAACATTATTGAGTGATCAAGTTAGTCGTACTGGTTATTATGAAATTCCTAGTAATTTACAAAACAATCCATTTAACACCGACATTACTAATGTTGATGTTGGTGATATCAAGAACCAGTATGACACCATATTTGAAAATACAGTAGGAGTAACAGGACAAGTATTTGGACCTAATAATGTTTATAATCTAGGAAACTTAAACAGATTTGGCACGGCAATTATTCAGAATAGTGCCAGTTTAGTATTACCCGGTGTATTTTTACGTAAACCTGGATTTAATTTATTTGAAGCATTACAATTCAACAGTGATCAATATACAAATTTCAAATCATTGTTGATTAATTTAACTGATCAAAACGATTTCACAGTCTATACAACTCCAGCTACAATGTTGGATACAATTCTTTTTCAAATTGCCAGTACAAGAAACAGTACAAATTCATTCTTTTGGAGTGATATGTTGTATACTGGAAGTCCATATAGAACCAACAGTTATCCATTTAATGTTTCATTATCTACTATTACATTACCAACATATAGAACTTATGATTTTACATCAGCGAACTATTATGGTTTAGCTGTTTATATTACTACTACAGTTAATGGTCAACTAGTTACTAATCAATTGATACGTGGTGTGGATTATGTTGTTAGTGATATTAGTCCAAATTTAACAGTAACATATAACATTGTTGCTGGTGATACAATTACAGTTAATGAATACAATCAAACATATGGTACATATTGTCCAAACACACCAACTAAACTAGGATTATATCCAAGTTTTATTCCTGAAGTTATCTTAGATAATACTTATACTATCCCAACTTATTTTATTTTAGGTCATGATGGTAGTTATACAAAACTTTATGGTAATTATATTAACGGTCAGTTAACTGATTTCCGTGATAAAGTTTTATTAGAATTTGAAACTAGAATTTACAATAACTTAAAAGTTTCTGGTGATATACCATTATCAGCAGATGAAGTTATTCCAGGACAATTTAGAACCACTGATTATTCACAAAGTGAAATATTAGATATATATAGAACAAATTTCTTAAAATGGGTTGGTTTAAATCGTATTGATTATAAAACACAACAATACAATAGATCAAATCAATTTTCATATAATTATAATAAGAGTACTAACATACTTAACAATGAATTGTTAAAACAAGGTTATTGGAGAGGTGTATATAATTGGTTCTATGATACTAGTGATCCAGCAAATGCGCCATGGGAAATGTTAGGATTAACCAGTGAACCAACTTGGTGGACTGATAGATACGGTGCTGCTCCATATACTAGTGATAATACATATATGTGGCAAGAAATTAGTGAAGGTTATGTATGGAATAATGGTGATAGTTATATTAATCCATTTAAAATCAGACCAGAATTATTAAGTGTATTGCCAGTAAATCCGGCTGGAACATTACAATCACCATTACCAATTGTAGTTGGTAATTATGATTCATTTACATTTGAACGTAATTGGATTGTAGGAGATCAAGGGCCGGCAGAAACTGCATATCTACGCAGTAGTTCATATCCATTTGATTTAATGCGTATATTAGCATTAACTAAACCAGCAAAATTCTTTAACTTAAATGTTGATCGTGATTTGTACAAATATAATAAAGAATTCAATCAATATCTATACAATGATCGTTATCATTTGAATCCTAGAGAGATTCAAGTTTATGGATATGACGAATCCACTTCTCAAGGCGTGTCCAAGGCATCGTATATTAATTGGGTAGTAGACTATATCAATCAACGTGGTGTTAATGGTACAACTGAAGTTACTACAACCTTGAAAAATCTAGATGTCAGACTAACATATAATATGGCTGGATTTAGTAGTAAACAATACTTAAAATTTTTGATTGAAAAATCAACACCGAATACTCAAAATACAACATTGTTAATTCCAGACAATAGTTATAGTGTGTTGTTATACGATAATGTACCAGAAGATAAAATTGTATATAGTTCAGTTATTGTACAACGTACTAGTGCGGGTTATACAGTTTGGGGAAATAGTCAAAGCGATCCATTCTTTACGGTATCAGTACCTAAAGCTGGATTTACAAAAACATTAAGTGTGAATAATCTGTCAGTGACAGTTAGTAGTGAATTTTATACAGACAAAACTATTACAATACCATATGGTAATTTATATTATACTACTCAGGGAGTTAGTGAATTTATTAAATCATATGGACAGTATCTAGTAGATCAAGGTATGATTTTTGGTTATGTAATTGATACTATAACCTATGACTGGGATCAAATGATTCGTGAGTTTTTGCATTGGGCAGAACAAAGTTGGGAAGTTGGTAGTACTATCAATTTAAACCCATCTGCTAAAATTGCCACTGTAAATAGACCAGGATTAGTGGTTCAACCGTTGACAATTCAACAAGATAATTTTATTTTAAATCAAAATCTAATACCATTACAAAGTCAAAATGCTAGTATTGTAAGAGAAAATGAAAGTTTTACAGTTGGTGTATTAACTGACGGAGATAGTGTAGCCTTTACAAATCTTAATTTGGCTAGTATGGAACACGCAGTAGTGTTTGATAATTCTACCATATTCAATGATACCATTTATGATTTAGTTACTGGATTACGTCAACAAAGATTGGTATTACAGGGTTATAAATCAGGTGAATGGAATGGATATGTTAATGCCAGTGGATTTATTATCAATGAAGATAATATTCAAGAATGGGTACCTAACATCAAATATGCTAGTGGGAAAATTGTAACTTATAAAAATCAATATTGGGTTGCTAATCAATTGATTCAACCACAAGCAGAATTCTTTAATGAACAATGGACTCAAACAACATACGATAAAATTAAAACTGGATTATTACCTAATCCAAGTACCAATGCATATGAAAGTTTATATTACTATGATAGTACTAGAGCAAACTTTGAACTAGATGCCGATCTATTATCATTTAGTTTGATAGGTTATAGACCAAGACAATATTTGGCTGATGCCGAATTAAGTGATATTACTCAAATTGGTGTATATAAAAACATCATTAAAGAAAAAGGAACTAACTTAATTGCTAATGCTTTTAAGAGTGCAAACTTAACTCAGGGTAAAATTGATTACAATGTAAAAGAAAATTGGGCAATTAAAACCAGTGTATTTGGTAGCGTATCTAACAGTAATTTTGTTGAATGTTTATTACTTCAGAATGAACTAACTGGTAATCCAACACTATTAGGATTCTCAGATAATGGATCTGTAAGCGGAGTTCAACAAACAGTATTGATGAATGATATCATCAACTGGAATATGCCACCAACATCTGCAAATTTCTTACCGCCATTTAATGACGTTTATTCATATGAACGTGGTTTACCAAGCGCAGGATATGTCAATCTAAATGATGTAAAATTTAAAGCGTTTGAACTTACTGATTTAAATAATACATTTGATACTACCAATATTGACACGTTGAATCGTGGTGATAATATTTGGGTTGCCAAATATCGTGGAAGTTGGAATGTATTTACTCCACAAACAGTAAACACACAAGTAATAAGTATCATTAATAATTTAAATAATACAATTACTGTTAACTTTGGTAAAAATCCAAATTTGGCAAAAAATGATCCAATTGCAATTAGTAATTTTGATTCTAGAATCAATGGTTATTATGAAGTTCTATCAGTGAATTCATTAACTAGTGTAATTATTTCAAAAGCATTGGATAATGCTGTATTACAATTACAAGGTAATGGTATAGCCTTTAAACTAGTATCTAGAAGATTTACTCAAGCTAGCGATCAAGTATATAGTACGGTATTCAATAGTGAATATTATACCAAAAAATCTTGGATTGATAGAGATACAGACAATCAGTGGGCTGTATGGTCATGTGGTCCAGATTATACTGAGTTTAATATTGACTCTACAGAATTGAATTTACAAGATTTGGGTAGTAGTGTTGCATACAGTACAGAAATAGGTTATGTTGGGGCCAGTGCAATTGATGGAACAATTTATCGTTATTATACTGACACTACTGGTCAAACTATAACTCAAACTATATCTCAACCTTCTTCAACATTTGGCACAGCCATGGTTGCAGTAGATGAATACTTGTATGTCAGCGATGCACTTAATAATAA